TGCTACATTAGTACCATTTTTGCTAAACCATACATCTATAAACTCAGGATCATTAACTGTGCTTTTAAACTGCACACTAAACTGAATGTTGTAGAGTCCAGAGTAACCTGCTGTTAGTTTCGTATTCGTTACTAGACTTGCACCTAATGCGTAGTCTGTAGTGCTAAACGACATAATATTAGCTGCAGTCGTTGTTGTCGCAGTTTGGTCTGTATCGTCTTGTACGGCTAAATAAGGGTAAAACGAACTAGCGGACACATCATCTGATGGCACTAGGATAATGACTGAATCTGCACCAATCCGAGCATCTGTTAAGGTCGTAGTGCTTGCACCACCTGTATCTAATGTAACAGAGCCTGTATTGTTGGTTTTGCCATTCATAATGCCATTGACTACTTCAGCAACTCCGCGCTGATCTGATCCAAATGGCGGTAAAACTCTAAACATTATCTAGTTCCTAGAGGGCTTAAATCTATGTCCATTCCGACTGCTGATGTCCAACTACCTGTAGGGGTTAATTGTAGACGATGATACCGACCAATACCACGCACAGATACTCTATTTTCGCTATTTGCTGCAGTCTGAGAGCCAAATACTGTGGACTCTGACAAAAGCCTACGAGAGAGCAATGCTACTGATCCAGAGCCATCATCTACGATAGGTTTAACCATCGTAATAGAAGAAGTAGCACCTGGCACTTCTATATCGCCTGTTTCTAGGTATGCTGTAGCGTTAGCACCAGAGAATGTAACAATCTTTGCACCATCTAAACCGGCTAACAGTAGTCTGCCACCAAGCCAAAGTCGGCTATCAAAGGTTGTAAGGATGGTATCTAAATTACCATAAACATCCATGCCTTCTAAAGTAACAGCAGGAGTAGAGGTAGATGCTATTCTGTCTACAGAAGTAGTACCGCTAGACCATTTTTGAGTCTGATAATTGTAAATAAGTAGGCTATCTGCTGTAGCAGAGCTATTGGATGCGTATGCCCAAATAATAAGTTTCTTAATAGGATCTACTGCAGCCGACATAAGGTACAAAAGACCCTCATCTACATTATCAAAGAAAAATCGATTTACCTTCTCGCTACCGATTGGCACTACATTTTGACCATCACACGCATAGAATCCATCATCTCCTAAGAAGAATGATGTGCCACCATACTGAATAATCGAGTTAGCCTCATAACATCCTAAGTTACGACTAATATTGTCGAATTGGAATATAAGTGGACTACCAATATAAGACATACGATGGATTGCTCGATCCATAAACACCAAACCAAACTCACCACCTGTAACACCGACTACAGATCCACCATCGGGAATATCTTGAAAGTCTGCTTGGGTTGTAGCGGAGGCAGTCCAACTAGACTCATCGCCTAACGCTGACCATTGCACCCTGTTTGGATAACTTGATTGATAGCCAGACACTACAAAGTCTCTAACGACTGTTACAAATCGCGCTGTAGGTGCATCGGCTGCTAAGTCTGCAAATAAAGACGAACTGTTTAGGTTATATCCTTGTAATTTATCGAAACCATTAGCTGCAACAATGACATTACCAAACTGAGTAAACTTCCATCGTTGATCTGTAGGTGTCGTATAGTTTCCTGATTTTGACACATTGTCTAAAGACAGATCCGCAGAATCTAACTTAAATAGTTTTGTAGAGCCACCAGCAAATACAATCGTAGCTCCTGCCGTTGTTTTGCCTGCTACCACATTAGTTAGGTTCTCAGATGCAGCAGCAGAGTAATCTACAGCAGTAGGAATAGCACCATAGCCTACTGCCTTTGAGTAAACATTCTCTGCTCGTCTTAGACCATTAGTAAGACCTGGCTGATCTGGTGTCCATTCTCCGAATGATATTCTGCTGATTGCCATTAATTATTTACCCATGAATTATTACTACTAGAACTTGTAGTCCAAGTAGTCGATGTTGGTGTTGTTCCTGTCCAAGGCTCTGAGCCTACTGATGATACTGTCCAAACTGTAGCACTAGGTGCTATACCTGTCCAAGCCTCTGTTCCTGCTGTCTCGCCTGTCCAATTATCGCCTAAGATTCTGCCTAGGCAACTTACTGTAGAAGTGTTAGAAACAGAGCCTAATGCAGAAAATACTGCGTTTGCATAACACGCTATATTGGCTAATGCGTTAACACTAGCGTTGCCAGAAAAGTCTACATTACCAAGTGTACTAACTGTAGTTACACATAGAATTTCACAGTTTGCTAGTCTTTGTCTAATTGCATCTGCTGTTATTGTTGCACTAGCAGATATAGAACCACTAAAGTCTCTTATTCTGATACAACTTGAGTTTACTGAAGCTGTACTAGTAATACTAGCATCAGCAAGCCGAAGTCTAATCGCGCTACTAACTACAGAACAAACACCATCTATAGATGCGCTTGCCTCTGTAGCGGTTACATCACCTACACAATATCCTGTATCCCAATATCCATATACGACATATTGGTCTGCAAAAGCCATCAGCAGTCCTCTGCACCAGCATAGTCGCTATAGGTCTTTAGAACCTCATAAATAGCTGGGATTAGGTCGCCCTTTAAATCTTCCATGTTGATGTAGTGTGCGTTTTCTTTGACTGTAGCCATGTTGCCATGTCTTGCTGACTCGTCATAATGAATAGCCACTTGGACTTGGATTTGGTCTTTAGTACCAAAGAAGTTAGTGATTCTAGCGTAGGCTTGTGGGGCTGGTACGCCAAATTGGGTTTGTACTGATAGTTTTAATGCCATGATTTCTCCTTAGAATGTCATTTCGGTTGTGCGGATTTGGCAAACAGTACGAATAGTCGTTGCCGCTTGCCCTGTAAAGGTTACTCGTATTCCACCATTAGTCGTATCTGCTGTTATTGCTATATCCCAAGTCGATGCTCCAGCGTCAGCATAGGTAGAAGTAACTGTAGGAACTCCAACTAAAGCTGTAGATGCTGCATTAGCACCACGCTTGATAACTCCTTCAATAGTCCAGCCTTTCGTATCTCCAGCAGCAGTTTTGCCTGATACTACTTCTCCTCTAAAGAAGTAAGCAGAGTTATTAGGTAGAATTACTTGGTTTGTTGTTCCTGCGGCATTGGCATCGCTTCTAAGTGCGGTTGCAGTTGCATCTGTGGTTTGTGTGCCAAGAATAAGCAATGCGGCTTGAGAGAAGCCACCACCAGCCGCTACTGCACCGCTTTGTGCAGAAAATACTAAATTTCCTGTAATAGAACGAGTATTTCCATACCTACCGCCAACAACAGTTGACATTTGACCATTAGCTGTGTTTTGATACCCACCTACAACTGTTGCTCCTGTAGTGTTAGCTATATTAATAACACCACCCCCAACAACAGAGCCAGTACCAGAAGATGTGTTAGATTGACCGCCACAAAGAACTGATGTAGTGCCGCTTGCAGTATTAGTTTGTGATGAAGATCCATCAAAACCACCACCGCCAATAAATGAACCTATACCGCTTGCTGTGTTATTTCTTCCACCAACTACGGCAGAATAATCCCCACTAGCTACATTCCTATTAGCCGCAGTACCAGCATCGCCTCCGCCTAGAATTGCACTATATGCCCCTGTTGCTTGGTTATTACCACCGCCTACTACTACTCCATGAGGGGTAAAGAATGATAGGGTTGATGTAGATGAACCTGATGCTACTTTACTTAAAGTTAATGCTGTTCCGCTAATGGCGGCTACATAGGTATCGTTCCCAATAGAAGTTCCGCTTATATACTGACCTACCTTGATATTAGCGTTACTACCTGACAGCGTTACAGCAGTAGTGCCGTTCATTGTTGCGGATTGAGTTGTTACTGCGGCATTTGCTGTGCCTGAATTGGTAAAACCAGAACCAATAAAATTGTAATATCCTGCGGCAGTATTAGCACGACCACTAACGACAGCAGCAGAGTATTGACTTGCCGTATTACTTTCGCCAGCACCTACAAAAGAATATGAGGAGGTAGATGTATTTGTGTTGCCACCAGCAATAACAGAACCAAACCCTGATGCAGTATTATTATTGCCACCAGAGGCAGTTGAATAAGTTGAAGTTGCTCTGTTGTTTCCACCGCCACCTACTGTTGATTGTGACCCACTAGCTACTTGAGCGGCATTGTTTCTTATTGTCTGCCAATCAACAGCATTAGCACCTCTGACATTACCACCAGCAACGGCTGAATCTGTAGCTTGTGCTTGGATTGCGCCTGTTCCTTTTGGTTGTAAAGCCAATGGAATATTTGTACCTGAACCTTGGGCAGACAATAAAACTGCTGTTGCACCACCTTCAGCTTGAATATATTGGCTAGAGCCTGTACCTAAAGTGCTTGTTCCTGTGGCTTCTAATGTACTAAATTTACCTGAAGTTGCCGAAGTAGCACCTATAGTAGTGCCATTGATTGTGCCGCCTGTGATGTCAGCAGATGTCTTTTCTACTTTATCTGTGTTGAGATTAGTAAAATTAGCATCTACTTCTACATGGGTAAGCGGAGAGCCTTTACCAGCCCTAGTAACAATAGTAGACATATTAGGCTAGGGTAACTGATAGATTACCGATTGCGATCTTAAATACATCTCCTGTTTCGATTGTTTTAGAACTGTCTAGTGCAGTATGGTAGTACAGATTACCGCTTGTGCTTGCATCCAAAATGCCGATATGGCTTACTGTTCCCCAAGTTGATGTGCATTGTGGGAACTCTACCGCAGCAGAGTTTGTAGATACACCATTACTAGGTGCGCCAAAGGTTACTGATTGGCGAGCATACGATCCACCACTTACCTCTGTGCCTGATCCAGCATCTGTTGGGTCTGCTGTGTATAGACCAACATAGACTGTTGCAGGGGAGGTAAATGTAGTAGCCCTAAGAGTTGCATTAATAAGTGCATTCTCTAGGTAGTTTGACATTTCAGCCATGGTATTTCCTTATCGTGATGTAACGCGCATTTGTAATGGAACACCCGAATACTCGCTATTTTGGTCTGCATCGGATATGTTTTTGATTGCTCTGTCGTACAGGGTTGCCCATGTCTGACTTCTTGCATCGTTAATTAGGTATGGCTCTGCTTCTAAAAGAGAGGCATAGAGGAGAGCATCTGGATAATTAGCAAGAAATACATTGCTTGCATTACCAGTAGACAATACAGTAGGTTTAGCATAGTAGAGAATCTCCAATGTATATGCTGTGTCTGGCTTTGGTGCTAACTCAAACTCACTTGCCAAAATCGTGTAATAAATTGGTTTGCCACTCTCATCTGCTGGCGCATCTCTAGTAAATGTACTAGGAGACATATAGGTAATAGGGTATCTTGGGTTGCCTTGGATGTGCAAATCACGAATCTCTAAAAAGTCTGTAGGTAGGGCTACTTTGCCATCACCGCTTACTGTTAGTGCTGTGGCTGACTCTAACATCTGCCGAGTGCGTAGGTCTCTTGCCATGCGTAGCTCTGCAAAGCTAATGAAGTCGGGGATAACCGATGTTAAGTCTGATCGACCTAAGTAGTTAGCCACCGATGCTTGCAGATCGGTATAGTTTGTATAAGCCATAATCTCTCTTAATCTTTTGGTATTTCGATGTTGTCCCAGCCATAGACATATTGCCCAATATGTTTAATTCCTTTGGATAGATCGTGATCTACCCAAGTATCAAATCCTGCATCCTTTGCTTTTATGCAAAAGTAAATATCCTCGCCTAATATTTTATTATTGCCGAGTTGCTCAAAGTAGAAGTAGGGTTCTTCCATCTCCTTAAATACTTTGGTCTTTACTAGCATTACTCCACATCCAATGCCATCTGCTTTCTCGATGCCAGATCTAGCATTGGAATAGATCGGCAGCCAATCTACAGATTGATCTTCATTAACAATAAAGTTCTTAGCTGTCGGTTTGACAGGTTCAGATCGTGTAGTTGCATTGACCCCAATAATATCTTTATCGTGAGCCATCAATATTTTTAAGGTATCTTTTGGAAACCTCATATCTGCATCTACAAACAGTAGATAGTCTGCCTTTATTTCTAAGGCTGTTTTTACTAGGCTGTTACGCTGATCGAATATTAGAGTTCCAGCACTCGTAAACAGGTCTATATCGTGTTTTGTGGTCTTAATGGTATACGCACACATTGCTACTAAATCAAACGCTGTAGCGACCTCCATTTGCCCTCTAGCAGGGATACAAATAGCAATCCTCATACCTCACCCCCTCTTGTCCTAAATACCCTGTTATCAGGGTCGTTTAGCCACTTTTTTAGGGCTTTAGGATCTTGGATATGAAAGCCTCGCATAATGCCTTTGGCATTGAGGTCATTAATAATCGCTAGGGGTAATTCTGCTATCTTGTTCTTAGGGTCAAATACTTCGCCTGACCATCCTGTCTTGCCAGGGTTTTGGTTGTACTGTTGTTTAGTATGCTCTGCAAACTCAGTTAAATCGGTTTGGGAGTGAATGATAATTCCACCCTCGCCATCCGAATGAACTGTTCTTACTTCACCATCGACCACATCTAGTAGTTTTTTCAAAGTTTTATCCACCTTTTAGGAACAATATCTGTAGAGTCTAGCCCATTGGTAAACCACCGGCTAGGTGCTACTACCTTCCCATTGCCAAGCCAAGCACCCCACCAGCCGAATGAACTATTCGCTATGATATGGTTTTTGAAGCTCGAAAGCAATGCTAAGTCTTGTCCTGGTGCAGAGCAAGGCATCACATGGTTAGCCCATGTTAGGTTCTCTGCACACCAGTTTGGATC